TTGTTTTATCTGTTCAGGTGTCCATACAACTTTCCTAGCTTTAGGTGCTCTGCCTCTGAATGTAGTATATGGATTACTCTCCATATGACCCATCTCCATTGCATAAGAGAATAGTTTTCGTGAAACAGAACGTGTATAAGTAGCCATAGAAATGCCACGATTTAACCATACTTCATACGACTTTCTAGCTTTTGAGCCTGTCATATTTTTCAAATAAATTCTTGACATTTCTTTACTGTCTACTTTTGTCTCAAGCATGACGTTCAAGAAGTATTGATAATCTAGTTTAGATTTGTCTGATAACATATTGAAATCACTAGATAATAAATATTCATCAACTAATCCTTGAACGGTGGGATTTTTCTTAACACTAACTTTTTCAGATTCTTGTTGCAAAAATGCATCAATCAATTTATTAAATTCATTGGCTTTCTTTTTTGCAGTTGACAAATCCGAACCTAAGTTAGTACGTGTAACAATCCCTTCATCAATATATTTAGAAGAAGGATTATATCTGTAAAAAACCACACCGTTTCCATACTTTTGCTCCTGTAAATATCTAGGAAATTTTTTCATTAGGCAGTCAACAGTTGCTTGAACTGAGGTGAAGCAATCCATTTAGCAACTTCTTGCTCTCTTCTCCACATGGTTTCAGGTCTAGTATCAAAACCTGTGTTACGTATATTGAAACCATTTCTATCGTCTGCCCAAGATGCATAGTTAGTGAATGCAGAGTATAAGGCAAAAACATTTTTACCTCTCTTACGTATCTCTTCACAAGCTAATTCATACATCTTCTTAGCCATAGTTTCTGATTTTATTATACTAGACATAAAAGTTTTACCATCTATGTTGAGAGGTATGTTTGCCCACTCTTGCATAAGTTTAGCACGTTTATCAAAGTTACTCTTAGCATGACGAACTTCATCAAGTAAAACTTCTCTGACTAAACCACTCGTATTTTTTCTTCTGATAGAATCATACTCTCCACCTATCTGTCCGTTGGTACAAAACATATCAATAGCACCAAAGTAAACTTGATTAGAACATGAACCATCAATGCCATGTAAGGCGATGATTCTCTCACTAATCGTAGTCTGATGTTTACTCGTTGTGATTGTATGTTGTACGTTAGGCAACGTAATATCTATCAAGGCAAACGCTGCATTACGTGCAGTTGATATCTTAACCTTTGCATCGGCAAGATGATGAGGTAATCTGTTCTCTTCTATAACATCTTTGATACCGTTGAAGTAATCAATATGGTTAATAGATTTGAACTTGTCACCTACGATACCTAGATATTCTCCTGTTACAGAGTTACGTACATAACGTTTCCCTGCAAACTTGGTATCTTCGTATTTAACTTTGAAGTCTAAATCAGTTCCCTCTAAGTTAAAAAGTTCTGTTATTTGTGAATCTAATGGCATTTTATTCTCCTTTTATAAAATGTGTCATAACTTATGACATTTGGTTAAGTGATACTTTGTTATATAACAACTAGGAAGACTTGTCAAGGGTAGCTTTATGTTTAGCCTTCCTAGTATAAGAACCTTTGCCCTTTTTAGGTGGCACAACATATGTCTGTGCCCTTCTTCTAAAAAGAGCCAAAGCTCTAGCTATTGGATTTATTCTTCTTACCATTTTTAAATCCATAACTTCTCCACCTGTTCACATGGTTATGCTCACATTTGGGAAGTTCCATATTAAATATGTCTGCTAGTAAATACTCTAGTCCACTCATGGCACATAGTTGCTCATATCGTATAGGACAAGTATCCATTACATCATTATTTAATTCTTTTAATTGATTCATGCTCTCAAGGATTCTTTCCTTTTGGCTATCATTTATTTTTATATTCATTTCTTACTCCTTTCAATATCCCACCTATAAAATATGTGGTCATCTATTCTAGTTATATAAGTCTTTGTCTCTGCCCAACTAGGTCGGACATAGTAGGCATGGTAATGTGTCGCACCCTCAACTATTTCATTTAAGTGTTGATTGTATACATTATTGGCAACGTGTAAAGCAACATCCCATGCTTTCTTTTCTCTTGGCTTGTCACTCTTGCCATCACAATACCAACTGAATTGGCATTTATTCTTAATAGGAAAGGTAGGTTTCCATTTATAAGTTAAGCCTTGTTTTACTACATCACACACGTTGTCAGGATAACGTGGGTCTTCTACCCTATTCATTACAACTTGTGCTACTGCTACCTGTCCCACAAAACTTTGATTTTTAGCTTCGTGGTATACGTTAAGTGCTAAACATATTAGTGATTCCATTACCATAATATTACTCCATTAATAAGTTGTATTTATTATAGTAAAAAAGATTGCTAGTGCAAAAAATACTAACATAATCTTATCATAATCATTAGGTCTCATTTTTTATACCTTTCTTTATTTTTTCTAGTTCAATTCGTTCTAGAATGTTTCTTTGTAACATATACTCTGCAACCTTAACTACATATTCAAGGTGTTCTTGAAATTCACTACTCTGTAAATATTCTT